GGAAACTACGATGCCCAATGGAACTTCTGGTCTCAACGAGGAGCTCAACTTTCAATCGACGATCTGATGAACTATGATCCATACTTCGGTCGAGTTGCTGGAACAACAGAAGGTAATTGACAAAAGAAGAATAATGGGTTATGATAAATACATCCAGTTACAAATGTAACGGACTATAACAAAACACCTCCGCAAACTTGAGAAGTTTTGGTTAAAACAGGGACATGTCGAGTCCCTTCCATCTGCGGGTAACCATTCCGCAAGTAAATTAGAGGTATCTAAAATGATTAAATCTGTATTCGCAGCCGTCGCTGCTACCCCCTTTCTCGCAAGTGCTGCTGTTGCAGGACCCTATGTGAACGTAGAAACAAATGCTGGTTGGGTTGGTGATGATTACCAATCTGCAACTACTGACATTCATGTTGGCTACGAGGGTGACCTGGGTGAGTCCGCCGCTTGGTATGTCCAAGGTGGTCCCGCTCTGGTAAGTGTCGATGGTGAAGAGACAGAAACCGAGATCTCCGGTAAGGCTGGTCTGGGTGTTGATGTTACGGAGTCCGTAAATGTCTATGGTGAAATCTCCTTCCTGACTGCTGACAACTCCTTCGATGAAGATCTGGGTGTTGGTGCTAAGGCTGGTATTAAGTGGTCATTCTGATCTCACTGTGATATAATGGAGGGGGTAACCCCTCCTTTTTTATTGCCCATACAACTATGAAAAAGTATTTCCCCCTATTAGTTCTACCTTTCCTTGTATTTTGTGAAGGTAGTCAAGCAGAGGTGGTCGATCCACCAACTTACTGTATTCGTTCTGCAGAAGAAACAGAGAACGGTACTATTCTGGTAGATGTACCTGGGTATCGATATGGTCGGACAGATCCTATCTATGAAATTAGTAAGGAAACATATGAATATATCACCACTGGTCCACAAGGAACTCTAGAAGATTGTCTTGCGGATGACCCTCGTATGGAGCTGAAACCTACCAGGATCGAATGGATGGATGGGAGTGTCACTGATTTAACTGTTACATCTGATTGACAAAACTTTATATTTCCTATATAATATATACATATCTTTACAATAGATAAAATGACAGTCACTAGTAATGAGTTCGGGCAACAGAATATCTTTGCCAAAGAACCTCAGATGGTAGTTGAGGATTATAATCGTAAAGGTTTGGATTCTCCTCAGCAATACGCTGAGAGATACAACGGCCGTTGGGCGATGATGGGTATTGTATCTGGATTTCTTTCCTACACGATTACAGGTAACTTCTTCTTTGGTATCTTCTGATATTAAGATAAACACACTTGTATATTTTGTATTTGTGTGTTATATTATAAATGACTATCTCATTTACCGATGTCATTTAATGTCACTGTTCGTACCCCAGATGGTACTGAAGAAACCATCAGTGTCGAAGAAGATCAATACATTCTAGACGCTGTAGAAGAAGCAGGAATCGATGTTCCATATTCATGTCGAGCCGGTGCATGTTCATCTTGTGCGGGTAAGTTAGTAAGTGGAACCGTCAATCAAGAAGATCAATCTTTCCTTGATGACGATCAAATGGAAGCAGGATTTGTTCTCACCTGTGTGGCTTATCCAACTTCTGATTGTATAATCGAAACCGAAAAAGAGGAGGAACTCTACTAATGTCTTGTAATCTCCGTAAAGTATTGTTGGATGCACTTCGTGACGAGGCAACGGGCAACATTCAAAAAGCAAAAGCTAATGTTGAAGTATACCTACATCACCCTGTAGGTATTGGAGAACACCCGGATGTCATGGCTGCTATTCAAGATCAGCTTGATATCATTGCACACGAAGAAGAACGTATCCAGGTTATAGACAAACACTTTTTAGAACACAATTAACTAGAGGTAAAAACAATGAACGAAGCAGCAGAAAAGCTTAATGGCCGTGCAGCAATGATCGGATTTGTTGCAGCAGTTGGTGCATATCTGACCACTGGACAGATCCTTCCCGGAGTATTCTGATGGGATTTGTAGTAGCAGCAATTGTGCTACTGATCCCAATCGCAGTAGTGGCACACAACTCATGACTTACGATTGGGCCGTACTCCAAACTCTAATCTTTATTATTACTCCTTTCTTTCTTATGTTAGCATTGAGTAGTGAAGATGGAGACGACGATGATGATATGGGACCTGGTATGATGGTTCCAGCATATGAAAGATCCCAATAGGGATCTTTTTTTTTACATAATTAGGTCACAGTATGGGATCTTGTGTTAATTGTCATAGAATACGCCATTCTAAATGATATATAATAAAGAAATAATAAAGAACATGACACTAGAGTACTATAAGAAACAATTAAAAGAGACAGCAGAACAACTGTCAGTGAAAGGTAAAGGTATTCTTGCTGTAGATGAATCGACGAAAACCATTGGTAAAAGATTATCAGATATTGGAGTAGAAAATACAGAGGAAAATAGACAGTCTTATCGTGGTATGTTGTTCACTACTCCTGACTTAGGTAATTATATTAGTGGTGCAATCTTATACGAAGAAACACTCTATCAAAATCATGCTGATGGTGAAAGTATGGTTGATAAACTTAATAAACAAGGTATCATTCCAGGAATTAAAGTTGATAAAGGATTGAAATCATTACCTGGAGCTTTGGAACATGAGACATATTGTTCCGGTCTAGATGAACTGACAGAGAGAGCTTCTGATTATTATGTTCGTGGTGCAAGATTTGCAAAATGGAGAGCAGTTTTACAGATTACAAAAGATGGTCCATCTAGTCTTGCAATACAAGAAAATGCTTGGGGTCTTGCAAGATATGCTCGTGCAGTTCAAGAAGCTGGATTAGTTCCTATCATTGAACCAGAAATACTTATGGATGGGGATCATGATATCTTAACTACATCTGAGATACAGGAAAAGATAATTAAAGAAGTATATTTTGTTTGTCAACAAAATGGTGTGTACTTAGAAGGAACACTTCTAAAACCATCTATGACAGTTCCAGGTGCCGATTATAAAGGTAAGTCTGATCCTAAGAATGTTGCACTCGCAACAGTAACTACACTACTAAGATCAGTTCCTGCCGCTGTACCAGGTATTGTATTTTTGTCTGGTGGTTTGAGTGAAGAAGAAGCATCTTCATATCTAAATGAAATGAATCTTCTTGCTGTTGATAAACCATGGAATCTATCATTCTCATATGGTAGAGCGTTACAACATTCATGTCTTAGATCATGGGGTGGTAGTAACGAGAAAGCAGGTCAGGAATCATTACTCGAACGTGCAAAAGCAAATTCTATGGCTTCATGTGGTGTCTATGAATCTCAGGGATCTAGTGAGTCACTATTTGTATCAGATTACAAATATTAATTCTAAATACAGGTGCCACATCACTAAACCATGGAAGAGAAGAAACCAGTTGAAGAAAAGAAGAAAGGTCTTCTAGGAAAGATCAAAGAAGCTACAGACGATAAGGAAGAACAACTAGCCATCCTATCTACATTTGTAAGATTGGGTATCTTGGTTTGGTCAGGAGGTATTCTTACATTGGCATATGTTGATCTCCCACCAGCACTTCAGATTCCCAAACAAGATCTCGATCCCACTTTCATTGCGTCAGTATTCACAGGAGTGCTCGCCACCTTCGGTGTCCAAACTACTAAGAAAGGTGCAATGAATGGTGGAGGTGGAGGAATTACCAAGGCACAGATGGAAGAGATCATGTCTAAGAATAGCTCTAATGCTCAGGTTATTCGTATTGAACAAGCACCACTAGTCATCTCTGCAGTTGAACCAAATGGCACCAAGGACAAGACAGACAAGTAATATTATCAAAGAGATTCCATCATCAGTTATATCTGAGGTGAAACCTCCTGTTATTAGGGCACCTACCCCAGGGCAGGTGCCTATCCCTCCTGTTGTGAGGGGTATCAGTCCCCCTGTGGTGAGAGTTCCGAACCCAACTATAGAATATCCTCAGTTTCAGGCTCCTAGACCTGTACCAACCGTCCCTGAAGAATCACCAGAGACACCAAGAGTTCCACCAACATCTCCTGAAGAATCACAAGATACTCCTACAAACACTAGGGATTTACCTAACACTCTTTCTACACCACAAATTCCACCTACACCACAGACTCCTATAATAAACGTGGGAGGACTAAATATACCTTTACCTGAACCAGCACCACTGGTTGCTGCAGGATCTCTTGCTGTGGTTACTACGGTGGTGACTCTTGGTGCTACTATTGCTGTTGGTCAGGTAAAGACTGCACTAGAACCTGTTTTGAAGAAAGTATTGGCGGGGGCTGGTAAGAAGAAGAAGATTAAGATTAAACAAGTCAAACCTGTTCTTCATTTTATTCCGAATGAAGATGGTACTACAGAGATAATACAATATTCTCAGAAGGGTATGAAAGTATTAGAAGGTGGCATAGAAAAGTTAGAGCAGTATCTCAGAGATCAAGTCGAGATAGATGCCCTATGGGAATATGATAACAAAGTTATTATTGATGAGGAGTTAAGTAAACAACTCACCAAAGAAGGTCAGAAGAGATTCAAAAAGTATTTTGCTGCACCGAAGGTAATTGCGAAGAAACTTGGGGCAAAGTTTGCATTCTAACATCTCTAAGTCTGTATCCAGTACGGACTTCCCCAGTGATTTCACAAATTTCTTCAAACATTTCTAAGTCACCTTCAGCCATTGCTGGTGGTGTAAGGAATAATAAAATTGACAATAACATAACTTCTACACCAA